TATTTAAATTATCCTCATAATCATTATCTGCTTTTTGTAAACAATCATCTAATAACCCATTATTAGTTTTTTTATCATCATAAGTTATAGTTTTATTCTCAAAAACTTCTTTAATCTTTTTCTTTGGAGGTTCAATTATAATCGGGCTTGATTTTACCATCTGTCCTTGACGAACAGCAAGTGTCCCTATATTTGTAGTAGAATCAGGAATATACATTTCCACACCACCGCGATCAAGATTAACCAACCTAATTAAGTCTCTACCCATTTCTTCAGAGGTCCAATACCAAAGTTCTGCATCAAAATACTTTAACGAAGATATATATTTTAATTCATCTACTGTAGGTAATCGCCAATCACTATATCCGCCTATCTTTAAATTCCTGATATAAGTTTTCGATTTATGCCAATTTAACCCACTTATCAGTTTAGTCCACATTAAACTATTTCGTACATCTGTTATCGTACTATCTCCATTTTCTATATAACAAACTCTTGACACTTTGCGTGTCCTTATGCTACAATGATTTCATGATGACTTTAAAAACATGGCGTACAGATAAAAAAATATCACAAGGAACGATAGCAAAGATGACAGGTGTATCAAGACCTCATATTTCAGACATTGAAACTGGTCGGAGATACCCGTCAAGATTAGTTGCTTTAAAGATTGAACAGGCAACATTTGGGGCAGTAACTAAAGAGTCCTTGCTTTATCCTGAAGCAAGCCGAACTGGATAAGGTTAAAATGGCACGACCAACTAGAAAAACTGTTTTGTACTTCCCCCATTCATGCAATCACGGTCAAACTATGTTTATTCTTGAATCTAAGTTTGGGATTGTTGGGTATGCTTTCTGGTTCAAACTCCTTGAAAATATAGGTAAGACAGAAGGTCATTACCTAGATCTTAATGATGAGATAACGACAGAGTATCTACAGGCAATAACCTGTACCCAACCTGTAGAATGCCAAGACATCCTCGATTTACTATCTAAATTGGGTGCTATTGACAAAGCTTTATGGCAAAATCGTATCGTATGGTCAGACAACTTTATCAAGGGTATTGCTGACGTCTATCGGAATAGACGTGTAGAAATACCAACCAAGCCGAATTTCTACAGGCAGAAATCCACTGTAGATGATATATCTACAGTGGATAATCCACAAAGTAAAGGAAAGGAAAGTAAAGTAAATAAAAGTAAAGAAAAACACACACTAGTCCCCTCAAAATCCGAATCTGAATTTCAAGACCCTAAAAAAGATGGTGTGTGTGTTTTGGAAGATTTTGAAGAAGGATTAAAAACAAAACAAAGCGAAAGACCTTCAACACCCGCAATCGTGAGTACCCAAGCCGAAAGCGTGAGCGTAAAATGTGTTGATTCTAAGAATGAGTCCGATCTATTTGCCAAATTTTGGAATGCCTACCCTGCCAGACGTGGCGTGAAAAACGGTAAACCAAAGGCGATAGAGGCGATGTATAGCTTGTCTTTAGAGGACCAAGAACTTGTTTTGATAGCAGTCGATCATTACGCTAATCACCCCGACATCAAGCGAGGAATTGGGATTAAAGACCCTGTTAATTTCCTACAAGATGGGTGGCGTGACTTTATTAACAAAATTGAAGTTGAGGACGAAATCCCTCAATGGAAAAAGGTTTTGGCGGAATTATGACGGATAAAGCGCCGTATAAGTTAGTTTTGGAAGAATTGTTTGAGTTTTTTTCAATCAAGCAGTTCTCGAAAACCTTTATGAGTTTTTGGCTGACAGAGATGCAACGACATGATGTCGTTGACGTTTTGGCATTGCGCGATGAGATTTTTCTGAATTTCGATAGACTGCCTGTCCTGAAAGTCCAGATTGAAATTATTACTCGAATCGCTAATAACCGCAAAAATGCTGAATATTTAAGACGTAAAAAAGAAGTCAAAGAGGTTTTTGACGAAGAACGTATGCCTGAAAATGGAAGGCAATGTTTCAGGCTCCTTCACGACCTTTTAGACGGCAAGATCGACAAGGCGACTGCTGACACTGAATTTGACAGGATATGCCAATCATGAATCCTGCAACTAAAAAACAGGAAGAGACAGGTATTCGTAAGAGCTTAAAATCATACCTGTTAGCTATGGGGTTTTTAGTTGAAACGAACTTTCAAGGGCTTGGAGCTGTGCGGGGCAGACCTGACTTGAACGCCAGCAGGGATGGTAAGACGCTTTGGATTGAGGTTAAGACCCCTCGTAAAACATCCAAACAGTTTGAGCACCAATCAATATATCAAAGTAAAGTAGAGGCTGTCGGCGGGATTTATTTAGTCATCCGTTCCCTTGAAGAGATGGAACAGATGTTAATTCAACACGGATTTAAATTGAAAGGGCAGATTAAAATGTTTTATAGCAATGTATAGGTAGGTACAAAAAGATGAAATAAGGTGGTCAAAGCAAATGAGTGAAGTATGGATGAGATTTGTTGATATTTTAGGTTATGAATTGGCTGAAAGGCTGCGGTTTGAATTGAGCGGTACGGTTGTCCGCATCCCAAAAAATAGTCCAAAATGTATTATAGTCCCTTTGATTAAAAATGAATTAAAATGCTGCAATTATAAAGATGTTGTTAAAAAATACGGACTAAGCGAAAGTACTGTTAGGCGATATGAAAAATGGAAAATGAAAGACGGAGTATTGATATCACCTAATGGTAAAAAATATGAGATTGAAGGAGATAACGAATGAACGTATTAAAAAATGGAGTTGTTGAATTATTTAAATGTGTAAAATGCGGACTTGAAGTGACTGATTTTTTTGTAGGAGAATATCATCACAAGGGGGACGTTATTGTTTGTGCAAAATGCAGAACTGAGAATGTATTGTTATAATGCCTCAGATTTGCACGATATGTACTCATCAAAAAGCCGATAAAATCAACGAGGCTATCGTTGCGGGTCAGTCGCTCCGTGGCATAGCGGAGCAATACGGTACAAGTGCTACGTCTTTAGGAAGGCACAAATCCCATATTTCTGGGGTACTCATAAAAGCTAACAAAATCAAAGAGATAGCTAAGGCGGATACCCTGCTTGAGCAGATAACAGACCTCAAAAATAAGGCTATGTCTATCCTTGAAAAGGCGGAACAGGGTGATGATTTACGAATTGCCTTACTTGCAATTAAAGAGGCTCGTGGATGCCTTGAGGTGCTGGGTAAACTGGCAGGCGAGCTTGAGGGCAGAGATAACAATACTATTATTAACATCATAATGCCATGACAACTATTGACATAAAGCCAACAAATATATTCAAAAAAAACTATCTATCAACATCTCCAATCCTTGTAAATCGTGGTGGCGCTGGGTCTTCAAAATCCTATTCAATTGCTCAGTTATTGACTATTTTATTCTTAAAAAATACTCAAATAAAAATCCTTGCGCTTAGGAAATCTTCAACATACATCAAAGACTCTCTCCTGAAAGATTTTAAGGATGTTATGGATGACTTTTCTGCAGGTCAATTAATAAAATACAACAAAACAGAGCGGTATTTTTCGTCAGGGAAAAAATTAATTCAACTTGGTTCGGTAGATGATGCGGAAAAATATAAGTCTACGGATTGGAATTACATATGGCTTGAAGAGGCTACTGAGTTTACCTTTGAGGAATTCAAAACCTTAAAGCTTCGAAATCGAACTAAGGCAGTACCAGATCGACCTAATCAGGTGATTCTAACCTTCAATCCGACATCTTCGCTGTCGTGGATTAAAACAGAAATATTAGATAAAAACATTTATGATTACACTGAAATCATCTCGAGTTACAAGGATAATTCCTACTTGCCTGATTTTTATGTAAAAGACCTTCAAGACCTTGAAAAGCAAGACGCTAATTTTTATCGGATATACACGCTTGGAGAATGGGGCATCCTTGAAAATGTTATCTATAGTAATTGGCAGGTGATAGATGCAATCCCAGAGGGTGGCGATGTATTTTATGGACTGGATTTTGGCTTTAACAATCCATCGGCGCTGGTTAAGATAATTGTCATTGATCAAGTGATATATCTTCAAGAGCTGATTTTTGAGAGCGGTTTAACGAATCAGGATTTAATAGATAAGCTCAACAAATTAATCCTGAACAAAAACCAACCAATTTACGCAGACAGTGCCGAGCCTCAAAGAATTGAAGAGATAAGCCGTGCAGTATTTAATATTCACCCTGCTAATAAATCGGTCAAGGACGGTATAGATTTTGTTAAGAGGCAGAAATTAATGATTGAGAAAGACAGCGTTAATCTCATCAAGGAGCTGCAGACGTACTCGTACCGTAAAGATAAAAATAATAATGTCTTAGACGAGCCGATTAAGTTTAACGACCATGCCTTAGATGCTATGAGGTACGGCATTTATACCCATTTAGGGAGTAATTCAGAGCCTAATTATCGTGAATTTGATATGTAATCAAAACCTCCGCCGTCCCGCCACAAATACTGCTTAAATTTTAAAAATAAATAATTAAAAATAATTTCGTATATGAAAAATAAACCTTGACATACCTTAAATATTAAGGTATAATATAATCATGGTAGCAGTGATAAGCATCAAATAAAACGAAACGAAGGAGAATAATATGTTGACATATGATTTCACAAAAGAAAATTCAAATTACCCTGTAGAAACAAAAGATATAGTTACTGGTGATGCTATTACATTTAATAGGGCAGTGTTTAGTGGCAGTTATACAAACGCTAAATATGAGGGCGTAGAGGTAATTGAGGCTCAAATATTGAAAGAAAGTTATGGTAAAGACAAACAACAGCATACATTCACGTTATTAAATCTTAAAACAAGCAAAACTTTTAGGATTAAAGGCAGAAATATATACAGTTTAGGCGTTTATCGTAAATTATGGGCAGATGAAGAGGAAAGGCAAAAAATAGCTGATGAAAAACATGAAAGAGGCAGCGAAGCTAGAGATGCACGACGTGAGCGTAAATTAGAATCTTGTTATATTTAAATTAGCAATTTAAATAAAGAGGAGCGGGGCTTTTATACCTATAATTTTTATAGGTTATTGAAAAGTACGAGGTGAAATTATGAAAACTAAAGATATTGTTATAGAAATTAAAACACATTGCATGAATTGTGATTATAGAGGTACGATTAGGGAATTTAAATATGTTGCTTATGGAGAAAAAGGCAAGTCTAAGACTAAGGAATGCCCAAAATGTGGATTTATTGAAGAAGAAGAGGCTTATTCTTTATCGCTACCAAAGAAAATCGTAAAGCAAGAAATACCTAAGCCCGAGAGGAATTTTTCAATAAATTTTAACGCATCCGAACTGGAATTGTTTAAAGAATTGAAAAGAGATAAAAATATCTCAGATACTATTCGTGAGTCGTTGGGCTTAGTCTCTTTCAATCATAATCCAAGAAATAAAGAATTGATTGATCAAAAAGATAATGCAATCTTAACAGTGTCTTTAAGTAACCGTGAATTTGGGAATATCCGCAAAAAATCCCGTGATGGAAATAGAACGATGGCTAATTTTATAAAATCCAAACTATTCAAGAAAATCAAATAATATTGTCAAAGATAGCAGTGATTGTCGTGTCGTTAAGTATTATTATATCCAAGTAATATGTTTTAAGGAGATGGTGTGCTAAATAAATACTTTCCTACGCTTTCTAAAATTTTTCAGCCAAATAAAAAATCAGTTCCGCCCCTGCAAGGTGATAATGTCTTTTGGAATACTCTAAGACAGCAAAGCGCAGGCGGTGGCATCACTACCCCGTACTCTCAAGCCGTTTGGGTATATTCTGCTTTAAGTACTATCGCAAATAATATATCTCAAGTACCCCTTAAATTCTACACAGGCTCAAAAGATAAATCAAACGAGGTTACAACTGGCAAGGTCTTTGACCTATTTAACAAACCCAATCCATATATGTCCATTGAACAACTAATAGAAATAACTCTGATCAATCTTGGTCTTTATGGCGAGGCGTTTTGGATATTAGACGGCAGGAAAAATGTAACTCAAATCCCTTCTGAGATATGGACTTTTAATCCTACAAGATTTGCACCTGTTATCTCTAACGGCATGATTACAGGATGGACATATATAAATGGCTCAAAACAAATCCCCTTGCAATCTTGGGAAGTTATACATTTTAAACATGCTAATCCTTATGACGATATCAGAGGTCTAAGCCCGCTTGAAGCGGTTAAAATGGGTATTGATCAAGATTATTATGCAAGCCGATATAATTCAGCGTTCTTTGCCAATGGCGCAACTGTAGGCGGGTTTATATCTTCTGAAAAAAATTTGACTGATGATCAATTCAAACGATTGGTTGGACAGTTTGAAAATAGACATAAAGGCGAGAGCAAGGCGCATAAAATCGGTATTCTTGAAGGTGGTATGAAGTTCATACCTACCCGCTTAACCCAAAAAGATATGGATTTCATACAGCTAAAAAAGTTGACTCGTGAAGAAATATTTGCAGCCTTTAAGGTCAATTCTGTTGTGCTTGGATTATATGAAGATGTCAAGAGTTATGAAGGCATGAAGACTGCGCACAAAGCATTTTGGCAGGAATGTCTAATACCTAAGATGAATTTGATAGTTAATACTATGTGGCATGTTTTATTAAATGATATAGACGGAGGCAAGACATGGGCTGAGTTTGATTTAAGTGGCGTGTCCGCTTTGCAGGATGATTTTAACTCTACGATTATAAATGCTGAGAAATTAAAAGGTATGGGCTTTGACCTTGTAACGATAAATGAGCGGTTGAAATTAAATATGCCTGATGGTGCTTGGACTAAAAAACAAGACCAGACCCCGCCTGTAAAATCAATTGAGACTGAAATCATTATTAAATCTGTTCAAACGAATGACCGACACATATTAGATGTATATCTTGACCGCCTGCATAATGAATTTAATGCAGATTGGCTATTTGGTCCAATAGAAGGGCTTTTAAACTCTGCTGCCGACCTTAAAACAGTTGGCGATAGACTTATAGAGGTATATCTTAAGTATGATAAGGCGCTGGTAGATTTGCTTGCTTCTGCCTTTACAGCATCTTATTTAGTAGGTGAATACGAGTCGGTATTAAATCGATCAAGTAATCTCAAATCAACAACAAAGGCAAGTGAAGCCGATTATAAAGACCTACCATTTGCAGAGGCGATTGAATATTTTAAAAATAAGCTCAACAAACCATCTAATTATTGGTATGATTTTCTAAGAGACCAGCATTCAAGGGCATTTGTAGTTGCAGGTGCTACTCATTCAGACCTTTTATCTGACTTAAGGAGTGCTGTAGAAATGGGACTTACGGAGGGTACAACTCTTACTGATTTTCGCAAAGATTTTGACAGGATAGTTGCTAAGTACGGCTGGGATTATAAAGGTACAAGGGGATTTAGAACGGATGTAATATTCAATACAAATATATCTACCGCTTACTCTGCAGGACAGTATAAACAATCAATGGCAGTAATAGATAAATTTCCAATATGGAGATATAAGACGGCTGGTGATACAAGGGTTAGACCTTTACATGCTTCATGGAATGGGGTAACTCTAAGACATGATGACCCTTTTTGGAACACGCATTATCCACCGAATGGCTGGGGATGCAGGTGTTATGTGACTTCATTTATGAAGGGAGAAGTACCGCTATCTAAAGCACCTGATGATGGCACATATGAGTGGATTAATCCAAATACAGGCAAGGTTTCAAAGATACCTAATGGGATCGATGCAGGGTGGGATTATAACGTTGGTGAGGCTTGGGGTAAACAAACATCAGAGCAATCTATGAGTGCTTGGAAGGCGACTGGGGAGAAGAGATGGAAGAGGCTAACAGAGGTAAGTTATAAGACATTAAATAGACCTGAAAATATTGTTTTTAATAGTATCGATATTAAACCTATTAAACCTATTAAACCATTAAGTACAGTTGATGAGATTAAAGATTATTTAATCTCACTTATCGGAGCTGATGAGAAGATATTTAACTACCCTCAAGGTGATTTTAATCATTCAGTGATTGTAAACGCAGAGGTTTTAAGCAGACATTTAGATCTAGATAAAACCCCTTATTTGCCTTTTTTGATAGAAGCCCTTAATAATCCTTATGAGATATGGTCGTGTTTTGAACAAGACACTTTAACAGGCAAGGTAGAGCTAAGAGAAAGATTAATTGCAGGGTTTGATATAGATAAGGATAAGGGATTGTTAATAGTCTTTCAATCATTGGATGGGCGGATGGAGTCATGGACAATGATACCTACATCAGATAAAAACTATATTAATAATCAGAGAGTAGGAAATTTAATATGGAAAAAAGATTAATGGAAGCCCTCACTCCCTCTATAGCAGGGCGGGCATGCAAAATCATTCAATCAACGCTATAGGTTTTATGATATTGCAGTGATTAATATTAACACAAACATAAGGAAAAAGTAAATGGCAGGCGCAAGCGTAACTATAACAGGGATAGAAGGGTTAACGGCTCGGCTTAAGAAAATAGAGTCCAATATCCAAAATGCCAAGCCTTTACTAAGCGAAATTGGCAAGATTGTAAGAGATTCAGTGGTTACTAACTTTGATTTAGGAGGCAGACCGACTAAGTGGATACCTTCTATTAGGGCTTTGAAAGATAACGATAAAACATTGATAGATACAGGCAGATTACAAAGGTCTATAAATTATCAGGTATCAGGCAAGGATACGGTAAGTGTTGGTACGAATGTTGACTATGCTGCGATACATCAATTGGGCGGTGTGATACGTCATCCTGCAAGGAAGCGGGTGTTGAATTTCAAGATACATAAAGGCGGAAAGAATAAGGGCAGGATATTATTTGCAAAGGCTAAAAAGGCGAATTATCAAGAGACAGTTCAAGGCAAGGCTTATGATATAAGAATTCCAGCCCGACCATTTTTGATGGTGCAGGAAAGCGACAGAATACGGATGAAACAAGCGGTAATAACGCATTTAATTAAATAAACGGAGGTTTTAGAAATGGAACAGGTATTAAAGGCATTAGAAGAGACAAAGGATTTAATGACTGATAAGTTTGGCGAATTTGAAAAGAGAATGTCAGCGATGGAGACATTGACGAAGCCACGCAAGGTATCACTCCCGGGAGTTGATGAGGGCAAAGAGTCATTCTCTTTTTTAAAGGCGATTAACGCTATTCGTTCAGGCGATTGGAAACATGCTGGTTTTGAAAAAGCAGTTTTTGACGAGACCGAAAAGAAAGCAGGCTCAACAGGCTCAGACTCCGCAGGCGGGTATATCGTGCCTTCTCAATATGTTGCGTCAATTATTGAAATGTTGATGCAAGAGTCCATTATTGCAAGCATGGGAGCAACTTATCTGAATAATCTATCTGCGTCACCTCTTGAAATTCCAAAACAGACAGGCGGAGCTACTGCTTATTGGGTGGATGAGAACGCTGATATTACATCCTCTGATTTAGCCTTTGGGCAGTTAAGTCTAACTCCTAAGGCATGTGCAGCGATGATCAAGATGTCAAATAGATTGATTAAACTTTCTAACCCATCGGCTGAGGCAATGGTTAGAAGAGATATAGTTAATGCTTTAGCTCTTGAGATAGACAGGGCTGCTTTACGTGGTAGCGGTATCGGTTCAGAACCAAAAGGTATTAAAAATACTTCAAATATAAATACCCTTGCGCTTGGCACAAATGGCGATGCGTTCACACTTGACGCAGTTGCTGACATGATTGGTAAGATTGAAGACTCACACGCTTTAAGAGGCAAGTTAGGCTTTGTTTTCAATGCTAAGGTTAAGCGTATGATGTTTAAACAAAAGGTTGCGCAATATTCAGGAGACACCGCAGGTATGCCTCTTTTAATGCCAATGAGCGATGTCAACTTGAAGAATTTAATCGGCTATGACTTTAAGACTTTCTCAGGAATTCCAACTGATTTAACCAAAGGTTCAGGCTCAAATTTATCAGAGGTATATTTTGGAAATTGGGAAGAGTTGATCATCGCAAATTGGGGTGGGCTTGAAATTATGGCAAGTTCAGAAACCTCCGATGCTTTTCAGAAAAATCAGACTTGGGTAAGGGTTATTCAAGAGTTAGATATGGGTCTAAGACACCCAGAGAGCTTCTGCTTATGTTCAGATGCTGAAACTGTTTAATTAGTATATAAAATTGGAGAGAATATAAGATGAATCACACATTAAAGGAATTTGTTAAATCGTTGGTAGGAATTCGTCCTCAGGCGATAAACACAGCAACATTGACTAAGGGAGAGATAATTGACCGAACAGGTTTTAGAGACTCGGTTGCTATCTTAACACTTGGCGGATTGACACCATCTAATACTACTGCTATCTCAAGCGTTTTACAGATGCAGGAGTCAGACACTGCTACAGACGGCGGGTTTGCTAATGTTACTGCTGCAGTAGCAACCAATGCTATTAGCAATAAACGGATGACTGTAGTGTTTGGTTCTGATCTTGAAGCTACAGACACTATTGACTTAAAGATTGATGGGGTATCAATAACGCAAGTTCCATTTAATGCAACGCATGCGCAGACATTGACAGATTTAGTTACCGCAGTGAATGCCATTGCAAGTGGTGTGCTTACAGCGACTGGCGCAACACGCACTTTGACTTTAACAGCCAATAAGGCAGGTATTGATTTTGTAGTTTCAGATGTTGTTTGCGGAGGAACAGCTCCGACAAGCACTATTGCAACTGCTACAGCGCATTCAGGAGTTAATGTCATGGAGCTTGGTGTTAATTTGAAAGATATCTCTAAGAAATATATCAGATTTAACGTAACCCATACTATCACAGGCGGAGGCTCAGCACTTAACAGCGGAGTAACCATGTTGTTAGGTGGAGCTGGTGAATATCCTATATAATAATTAGTCAGCACAGGGTATTTATACCCTATTTAGTCCATAGCTCTGATGGATTACCTCCCTAGTCCATCGGGGCGCTCCTTTAAAGAGGTATTAAATGACAACAAATAAAATAATTAAATCGCAAATAAGTACCGTTAAATCAGTGAATGAAACTGACTTTATAATTAGGGCCGTAGTCTCAACTGCTGAAGTGGATCGATATAATGAGGTTATAGATATTGGAGCTTGGTCAAAGGGATTAGACCGTTATAAACAGCACCCTGTACTTTTAAGCTCACACGATTATAACGGTCTGACTAGGCAGATTGGTAAAGCGTTACATATCGGGATTGAGGGTAATTCTTTAGTCGCGGAATTTAAATATTTTGTAGGAGAGGGCAATCCTGAAGCAGATTGGGCATTTAATTTGGCAAGTAAAGGCATCGCTGCTTTTTCTGTAGGTTTCCTGCCGCTTGAAACAGATAACAATAGCCAGATTGCTAAACGTGTTTATAAACAGGTAGAACTTATAGAAATATCTCAAGTCTTAGTTCCAGCAAACCCAGAGGCGCTGCAGAAACAGTTGTTAAGCGAAGACCCTTTAACAAGAGAATTAGCAGAGATGGTGCGAAAAGATTTTAAAGGTGAAAAGGACAATGAATCTGTTGGACCAATAAAAGATATTCCCTGTGATTTAGTGCAGAGGCTTGAAGCTGAAATCAAGACGATGAAAGAGGATATAGATGTTTGGAAAAAGGCAATAAATACAAAACAGTCTGTAACTTTAAATTTACTTGAAGAAATAAAGAGATTTAATCTCTCTCTTGGGGTTGTTTGATGCAATTAACAGATGTCGATACGCTTAAATTATACGGGAGTATCGGAGGCGATAAGGACGATGATCTGCTTGACATGCTTATTACTCAAGTATCTGCGCAGATACAGGGATATCTTAACCGAGACCTGAAACCTGCAGAGAGGACGGAGTATTTCGATGGAGGAAGCCAAATCTACTTAAGGGCGTATCCAGTTGACGGCTCGGAAAGCATAACAATCAAGATTCATGGAGTTGAAACTGTTGATTATTATATCGATTTAAAGACAGGTATCGTAACGTTTTTATCATCTGCGCCGTCGTGTTATCCAAATTCAATAGAGATTACATATACAGGCGGGTATGTGTCTGTGCCTGATGACTTGCAACTATCGTGCTGTATGCAGACCAATTTTGTATATCGGAGGCGCAAAGACGAGGGGTCAACGAATATTAATATGGAGTCAGGGTCAATCCAAACCCAGCCATCAGGACTTTTGGAGGGCGTTAAAGAGATATTGGATAGCTATCGGAGTTTAGGACATGGATAATATGATAAATAATCCAATATATCAACTAATTATCGGAGGTGCAGCCTCGGGTTTTTGGTTTGTCAAGTGGATTACCTCGCAATTTAATGAAATACATAAAAAGATAGATAAACTAACAAATCAAGATACCTGCTCAATGGCAAGGGATGGCTGCAATAAACGACTTAACCGCATAGAGCAGGTATTAAACGGGAGTTTAAAGGACTAATTATGATTATTACCCTTGAACGATTTCTCAGTAATTCATTTGCTACACATGGAGTTTTGATTAAAGACGACATGCCGTTTGCAGTAACTTTAGAAAGACCGTGGCTCTTAAATAAGGTTAATACCTCCTGTATTCCAGCGGGTGAATATATTTGTAAACGTATAGTATCTCCTAAATTTGGACGTACTTATGAAATAACTGGCGTTGAAGATAGGTCTCATATCCTATTTCATAGCGGTAATTGGGTAGATGATTCAAGCGGGTGTATCATTGTTGCTAAAGAATTCGGAGAGTTATCTAAAGGAATTTTTATATCTGACAGTAAACGCGGGATGACTGAATTATTAACTATAGTTAAAGGGTTAGATGTATTTTCACTAAAAATAATAGATATATGGAGGTTAAAAAATGTTTGAATCAATTTTGCTTAATTATGTAGTTCCAACTGTTGCAACTATCATTGGTGGTTTCTTAATTAATGTCCTATCTAAGGTATCTGAAAACTTGGGGATTACGATTGACGCAAAAGAACAGAAGGCATTGATTGATAACATCACAAGAAAGGTCATGACAATAGAAGAGATGAACGCTTGGAATGTTAAGGTTGGAAACAAACCGATATCAAGTGAAAGAAAGATGGATTTTGTAAAGAATAATATATTTACGGAGATTAAAGGCAAGATTCCAAAGGTTCAGATCGAAGAGCTTGCAACTGCGATAATTGCTGGACTGCCTAAGTTTGGAGCAACTAAATAGGAGAGAAATAATTGTTGCGGAGACAAATTGAGCCTATGGAGTGGTATAAATGAGAATAAATATCCCTGATATAAAGACATCCCTTAAACAATTAATGGCATGGGCAAGGATAACTGCCATTAACAGTGAGAATGACACTGCCGATATTGTAATACTTAATAAAGATTTAAACCCTTTAGAGACCTTAGACGGCGAGGGGAAAAAGATAACGCAAACACATATAAATGTACCAATATTCTACCACTGTTCGCCTGAAGCAACATTGAGAGATAATGGCTCATTGATGGGGGCATCTGATGGATTCAGCGTTGATGACAATGTCATAGTCAAGTTTATAATAGACGATTTTGGGAGCAAGATAGAACATATAATAATGGGGCATCTCGGCAAAAAGAAGTTTTGTAATAAGGTCTTATATCTGATAGATTATTATTTTATTCCTCCGTCTACAAATCCATTATATAAGATTACTGCCTTTAAAATCAAATCTGATTTCACGCTTGATGAATTGCATCAGGATCAAGCTGCAAATAAACTTTCGTTATCTGCAAGACAAGACGGCGGGTTTCATCTTGTAGTTCAGGGTAACCCCACGTCAAATCAAGTATATGTTGCAATGCCCTTTCATGGTGAACTATGGGAATCTATTGATAAATATAGAATAAATCTTGATACTAATACCTTGACATATAAAAAATGGGGTGATACTGCTACTGTTATGTTTGATAACTTTCCTATTAGTCCTGTTGTTGGGAGCGACGAAAATTATCAGCCTAAAGTCAACTCACTTGCCTATGAAATAGTCTCTACCTTACAGGCAAGACGGGGTTATTCAACGGATAGTACAGGTAAATTAGACGAATTTGGATTTGAAATAGAAAGCACGAATGTAGGCGGGGTAAAGAGACTTAATTTCTTAGAGGGATGGATTGAAAGGACTCTGCAGAAATATAGAATCGGCTGGTATTATGCCTCTGACGCTATTAAACATTATACAGATTGGGCATTCCAAGAGACAGGCGGTCAAAATTGGAATCCTGCTGGCACTGGAGACCCTAATGTATGGAAGGTGTATATGCCGATAGTGGCTATTGCGTCAGACAAAATGCTTATTAAATCAATAGATAAGACTACTACTACAGGAGGAGGGAGTACTACTATTCAGGGTAAATATTATAGAGATTTCGAAATAAAGAGGGCATATTGTAATGGCAGTGAGGCTGTATTTTATTCTGCAAATCCTTATTATTATAGAAATGAGACTGTTGGATATGGATTAAATACAAATACATTTACAGAGGAATTAAAGATAGGCGCAGGGGTTATAGAATCTTTGACTTATATTGAGAATATATATCTATTAGATTCATTTAATTTATTATGGGCTGAAACATGGACAAGGGTAGGAGGTCTTATATTTTATTCTGCCAATGATTTATGGACATCAAAGGATTTAATAACATCTTATACAATAACAGCCCCTATTGGATTAGATGCAGCAGGTACTATCAGTGATATTACGAATGGCTCAACAATAGTTTCACAACCATCACCTATGGGGACATGCTCTGAACAATCAAAACCTTATTCTTACTCTACAATAGAAGATTATACATATACAGGAGGATATATTGATAAGCGGACAGGCGAGAAAGATATATTTGTAATGGCTATGGATAATCTGCAAGGCGATGAGAATTTTATAATCATTTATGGATTGGGTTCGGTAGATTATATAGGTAATTATTCAACAGATCAATGGACAATGGATGTGCCTGTTAGCGATAATTATGCCACGACTTTTAAGATGGTATATAAGGTAAATGGCGGTGCTATAACTAAAGTTGACCTTGCAGAAAATACAAGACAAGATACATATAAATGTGTAAAGTGTATGAATTCTTTTGAGGCAGGGATTAAAGAGATTACAGAATACACGACCACCACAAACGGGACTAAGATAGGTAATGTCTCTGTGCAAATTAATGCAGGGTTTATATCATTTACATATTGTGTCTATAATATAACAGACGATGTAGAGACATTCAATAAGCGGGTAATTGGCTTGATAAGCATAAATGATAATAAATATCCAGCTGGAGTGATTAAACAATGGGAATATACGGGTAGTGATTATGATAAAAAATCAGCGATTGGGGTGGTGAGATGACTAAAAGACAAGGAATAATAGATGAATTAGAAAATAGATTAAAGACCGCCTTATCTGATATATCTATCCAAAGGGGTTTTGGGCAGCCGATACCAAAGGATTATCCATCAATATTTATTATTGAAGGTGTTGAGAAAGTAACAGAGCCGTCTCTTGGGATGTATAGCCGTGATTTACTGGCGCTGATTCATTACTTTATTCAGAGTGATGAAGAGACGATGTACGAGGACGCAAATACCGCCCTCATTGACATTCAAGAGGCGGTAGATATAGATTATGATTTTGCTGGACTATCAATAAATTATGGTATTATAGAGACACAGATAATCCCGCAAGGAGACAGGGCGGTTATAATAACTGCCTATCATTTTAGATTTTTAGAACAAAAAATCTTAGATTAAAGGAGCATAAAAAAATGGCAATATCACCGTTTGTGAACGAAAAGACATTAACACTTTCAAAAGGATCATTTTTATTTGGGGACACAAGGGTAATATTAGATCCCTTCGGAAACGTGTCTGCAGGCAATCTAACTATCAAGATTGACTATCAAGATATGATTTCGGGGCAGAGTGGATTTAATGAAATCTACGCAAAGATAAAAATGAAAGAAGAGGCTACTATCAAAATGCAGATGGATAACCTCACAACGAAAAACCTCTCAAAGTTTTTGCTTGCAAATCCAGCAGCGTCTATAGCGCAGGCTGCGGGTACTTTAGTCGCTCAATCGGTAATTGTAAATAAAGGGCAGCTGGTGCAGTTGGGCGAGCTTAACGGTGATAATATTTTTACTCCGTCATATTCGGTATCAGAAGTAATCGTGACATCAGACCCAATAGGTACAACCTATGACGTCAATGTAGATTACACCCTTGACGAAAAAAAGGGCAGGATATATATATTACCAACCGGTACCATAACAGATGGTGCGGCCATCTTGATAGGGTGTACAGTTGCAGCAGATACTACTAAGATGATTAAAGCAGGGTCTAAGGGACTAATAACAGGACATATTTTATATATCGGCAACAGTCCGCAGGGGCGGACTGTCGAGATCGCAGGCTACGGGCAGTTGACACCAGATGGAGACTTGCCGTTAGTTGACGATAAGTTAGTCAAGATAGGATTTACCTTTACCTTTTTGCGACACGCTGATTATGCAGCAATACTCGAAATGTTGGTAGATACAGAGCAGATATAATAATAATCATCAGGGCAGGCTATTAGTCCTGCCCTGACAATAAATAGGGAGATACGATGAGAAACTCAAAGATAATAAAGATAGGTGATAATGAAATAACGATAAAAGAATTAAGGATAAAGGACATATTCGGTTTTTTTAATAGTGGTCAAATGCAGGAATCGAGCATGTTAGAGTTGATAAAGTCAACGCTTTCTGAAATATCGGATATAACAATTGAGCAGTTTGATGACATGTCATTTTCAGAGATAAATCAGTTGATCGAGGGCTTTAAGGAGGTCAACAAAGATTTTTTCGCCCTTCTCTCCGTACCAGAGGTGAAGACGGTGCTGGAGACGATAAAAGGACATATTTTCAAAGGCTTACAGACGCAATTTGCAGGCTTATCACAGCAGGGCATGGACAAATAGTCTGGGAATATGGATATGGATTCTTTGCCATAGCCTTAGAATGTTATAAAAAAGAACACCAAGAGAGATTTAAGGAGATGGTCTATGCGTCAAGGGCGGGAGCTTCTGGCGTAGATATAGAGGGGATGTTTAAGAAAGATGAAGAGGTGGATGATGAATTAGATAATTTTATGGCATGGAGAAAAGAAACTACTTAGCAAGTCCGCCTTAGTGGCAAGTTCTTTAGTCAACTCGTCTTTAAGTTCAAGTTTTTTCTGTAGAGCAGTATCTTTAGCCTTAGTTTCAATAACATCAAGGCTTGCGATGATAGCAGAGGATACCTTCTTTGCCTCTTCTTTGCCTATCTTTTCTTCAAGCAAATATAAAATCTCTATCGGTAATGTAGTTGCCATGATTTATTATACAGGATAAAAAGGAGAAATAAGCAATGGACGATAAAGTACAAATAAAAATAACCTTAGAAGATGCACTGTCAACAGTCCTAAAGGGGGTAATAGGGACAATTGACCAGACGGTAAAGAGTACCTCATTTTTGGATAACGCCCTTAAAGATGTAAGCGGTAAGTTTAAAGAGGCAGCGCAGACTGCAAGCACGTATTTAAATACATCATTCAAGGCTACCACAGAACAGATGAAAGGTATGAATGATATGATAAGGCAATTGGCTAAGGCATATCCTGATATGGCGAATGAATTTAGTAAAGAAATAAAAATGAAAATGCCAGAGTTTAAAACTGCGCCAGTAAATGAATTTACTGGCGCTATAAAAAAGACGGGGGAGGCATTAAATAAAACTGCCCAAAATGCGGATGGGTTAAAAGGTTCTGTTTCAGGTGTAAATCAAGTGATGGATACGCTTAAAACAATTGCTACTGGTTATATCGCAAAACAACTTGCAACAAACTTTATAGATATTGCTTCAAGTGCAGAGAAAACAAAGCTCATGCTTGACGGGGTAATGGGTTCAACTCAATCAGCTGGAACTGCATATAAATGGCTGTTAGATACTTCTTCTAAAGTGCCTTTTACAATGGAGGCTTTGCAAAATTCATTCATAAAACTAAAAACAGCTGGACTTGATCCTATGGACGGGGCGCTCAAAACTGTTATGGACTCAATCTCATTTTTTGGTGGGAGTTCGGAAGATTTAAAGTTGGCGACAATGGCAATGCAACAGATGGCGGGCAAAGGTGTAATTTCTATGGAGGAATTGCGACAGCAGTTAGGGGAACGCATACCTACTGCAATGAAGGCTATGGCTCAAGGGCTTGGTATGACTATGCCTGAATTGGCAAAGGCAATAGAGCAAGGACAGGTTACAGCAACTGATGGAATGAAGGCTATGTTATCAGAGTTGCAAAAAATGCACGGAGGGGCAACTGATAAAATGATGTCTGGCTGGGCTGGACTTGTTGCACAAATGAAGACAGCATGGTACCTATTCGTGGTGGACGTGGCAGACGCAGGTCTGTTTGATACGCTTAAAAATGCGTTGAAAGGCTTGTTTGAGGCTATTAACGCTCTGAAGCAGAGCGGGGATATGCAGGCATGGGCAAGCAGTATCGCTGACGCTTTTAGCTTAATGGTTACTATTGTAAAGACTACGGGGAGTGTTATCTTTGGCTTTTTATCAGAATTTAGAAGGGAGATAATACTGGCAATAGAAATATTTGTCTTGTACAAAAATGCTATGATGGGGATAGCTATCTCAGCATTGATAGTCAAGGGCGTAGTAGCTCTTGCTGGAGCAATGACTGTATTGAGTAGTGCTTTCACAGGCGTTCAGATTACATCTGCCCTATCTATAATAGCGATAAATGGTTTTACTGCCTCATTGGTAGCGGCAAGGGTCGCAGCTATAGCGCTATATTCAGTCGCTCCGTACTTAGCAGCTATAGCTGGAGCAATATATATCATACATCAGGGCTTTCTGACTTATGAGGCATCAAAATTTGCACTTAGTCGGTCTGATTATTATGCAAACGAGGCTAAGAAACTCAAGGAATATGCCGATATCTCTATTAGATCGAGCGTCGAAATAATCGCAATGCAGGAAAAAGAACGTGAGGCATATTTACTTACACTAAAAAGTCATAGAGAT